ATGCTGCGTAGGATGCTGGTTGCTGCGATCACGTTAACCGTGGCCTCCGGGTGCTTACGGATTCCCGCTGCCGAAGACACAGGTTTTTCGGCTGTGAATGGCTCGGAGCCTCAACCCGCGACGGACACCGCGGGACTGCTGTTGTTGTCCGGAGAAGAGGCTACTCATCCCGGCCAGCAGTTGTCCGGCGGTGAGATTCGGCCGGTGCTGCATCAGGCCCACACTCTTCCAACTCGAGAGAGGGCCAGTGCTCCAGAGCCAATCCCTGCGGGCCAGCGGACGGTGCATACGTCCGACGTGTATACCGATGCCAATCTCCCGCTCTGGCGGTAGGTGAATTCAGGCAGTTTTGCGGCCAGCGGGCCGTCGCCCGATCGTGTACAGCTGGAAGAGGTTGAGGTTCAGCACGGCATGCCAAGCATGCTCCTTGCGTCAGGCCGTAATTCGCAACGAAGATGGCTCAAGCGGCGGCTGATGAGCCACACAAAAGCTCACAACATCGCGCCTCGGATACAGCTATCGCAGATTGGTTTTCTGCCGACGCTGGGATAGCCAAGAGAAGTGAAGGCGCTGGGACTCGAACCCAGGACCTACGGATTAAAAGTCCGTGAAGGAATGACTCCGGCTTGACTCGCTATGCAGCCCGGATCTCTCGAATTGTGTGGGCGATGCTCCCGACATGGCCGCATGCTCCTGGCAGAGTGTGTCTCCAGCCACCACGAGTAATACGGACGGCGGCACCACACTTTCCGCACACCATGTCGCCCAGTTGGAATCGCTCTCTCAGCTCTGCAGCGACTTTGTCGAGTTGCGAAAGATCGAGCTGCAGCAGGAACTGCTCAAGTGCCAGGAACAGCAGGAATGCCGCTGGCATGTCGAGAGCGCGAGCAACTCGCATCGCCGCCGACCGCTGATCATCGCGCAAACTGATGGAGACGCGACGGGATCGCGGGAACTTTCGTGATTTCCGGGCTTCCTGCATGAACACACCTTGACGCTGTAGTAGGTGCTGCACCTGAATGGGCAAGCTACCAGCCCGTGGTCCACAGGAAAACCCGGACCAAGTCAACGACTTTTCGGCAAGGATGCCGACGGGCTTCGTTTCACTACGCGCTATCCCATTCCTGCAAGCTACCCATGAACATCCAACGAACGCACGAAGCGTTGTCGGGCTCTCGCACTTATCTGAGCATCGTGGCGTTCGTGCTATTCACGATCAGCAGTTGGTGGCTGGGGAACATCGAAACACAGCACGCAGCAGAGATGCTCTTTGCTGCGATCACTGCCGCATACATGCGTCGCGCGTTGCCGGACACATCGAAGCTGAACCCGAAAGAGGCCTCAGACGCCGAAAACGGCGACAGGCTGCCCCGCGACACTCTCCGCGAAATCTAATGGTTGCACTTCTCCAGTTACTGGCTTTGCTGGTGCGCTTGCTCTGCGAGGCTCTTTCGCTGAAGCGATCAGCGAGCAACACAACTCCACGCCGTGATCCAGGACAAGAACTCGCTGAACACTTCGACGCCCTCGACCAGGGGGACTCTGAAAGGTTTGCCGGTCGCCGTCGCCGTCATGCTGGCGACCGTTTCGGCACTCCCGGGCTGCGCCCTGAACTGGACTCTGGGACGTCCAAGCCCTCGGATCGAGAAGACGGCGATTCCAGGTGAAGAGACATTGTTGCACGCCGGGGAACCGGCTCCGTTCGATGGCGTGCTGATCCCGAAGGGGATCTACAAAGAAGCACTGCCTGCGATTGATGACGCGTATGAACGATTATGGGCAGTTCCTCCCCCGAATCGTCCTGTAAGACCTTCAACGACAGGCCCGCCAAAATGAAGTTCCTACAAATCGCCTGCCTGGCATGTCTCTTATGTACCGGCTGTTTGCACTCGCCCAAGCGTGTGGCGGCCGCGGTTCCGCTGAAGCTGGTACTGCGAGAAGCGACTGAGTTTGAGCCTGCAACCGCCATCATCATTGGAGTGAGCGGAGAAATCGCCACTGCAGGATCATTCGATATCAAATGCTACTCGAATGGCATGGTGATTGAAGCAAAGACGCCGATCGTCATTCAGAACGAGCTTGATGATGCTCAGCTTCCGGGTGAATGGCTGCCCGCACAACATAACTTCACGGCTCCGCCAGTAGGCGCGTCTGAAGTAGAACCTCCCATCGCAGCTCCGCGGGAGTCGCGGGACATTTCCATCGAATCTGCGCCCGACAAAGCACGAACTGCGCGCCCTGGTTCGATGGCCGCGACTCCCGGATTCTGGCCTGTCGTGGCCGCTGTTGGAACCTTTTCTGTTGGTGCTGGAGTCTTATTCTATGGCAATCGCAAAACCTCGGAGCGTAGCCGAACTACGGCAGAACCTGGCGAGAATCTCCGAGTTGAGAGGATTCATCGCCCCCCGCCAAGCAGAGTATGACCGCGCCAAGATCGTGTTCGACTCGACATTCCAGGATTTGCTCGACGCGCGAGCGGAACTCAAGGAACGAGAGTCGAACGCCGTTGAGTTCGCTGAACGCTGTCACTCCGCAACGTTTGGGAGTGCGCCTTCGATCACTGTGGGCGCGGCGACGTTAAGTGCCCGCCTGTCTCCAGGTGCCCTGGAATACCCTACAGGCCGCGCCGCCATTGCCCGGGAACTTGCAGCACGTGCCGGTATCGATCCTGCAAGATTGCTGGCCGGGTCACTCGATGGAGCACAGCTGGCCGATGTGCTGCGCATCGACGTGGATGTAAACGCCCAGATCTTGCTCTCAAAAGTGAAGGCTGGAATTGTTCCGGCGGAACAGCTGGCGAAGTGGGGAATCCAATTTGTGAAGCCCGTCAAGGTATCAATTGCATGAACGACTCCGAACGCAGATCTCTGGTTGCGTCGCCAAACATGGCAGCTGCCGTGTTAAGCGCGTTCGTGTCGCTGACTCTCGCGACAATCGCACTGTGGGGAAGGATCGAGTCGCGATTCTCCGACATTGAATCCAGCCAGGCCGTGATGGCGGAACGTCAAGGTGTGACGGCCGAACGGCTTCGGAAGATCGAAGATCGCCTGGATCGCTGGTCAGCCGTCTCATCGACGCATGTAACCGCCCGAAAATCAGAACAATGACCGACCAACTACCGCCAGTCAGGCCACCAGTTTTCGGCACGGTGTGCGGCTCCGTGATCGTGTTCGCGTTGATCACAGCTCTCTTCTGGGGAGGGCGTGGCATCCTAAAAGCGCTGGCTCCACCCCGGCCGATTCCACCGAGGAATTTGCCGACAGGCCCACACATCAGCCCGTTCTGGCTGAAAGCAAAGCCAGAGGGTGGATTCAGCCCGGGATTTCGCATCGGGAAGACTCCGTTCTACTTTCGCCCGAACTATTGATGGTCGATCCTGCATTGCCGCCGAAATGGTTGCATCCGGACGCAGCACAGTGGTGGCGGCCGCTGGCCGAAGAGCTGCTGGAGCGTGGGAAACCTGGAATAGCGCAGCATGTCCTTGCGGTGTATTGCCAGCTGTGGTCTCAGTTCTGCAAGGTGACCGACTTCATCAATCTCGAAGGACAAACCGCCGAGATCCGTGGAAAAGACGGTGAAGTGGAGAAGGTGACGCTAAGCCCAGAATCCATTCAGCAGAACAAGCTAGTCGCTCTGCTGACGAAACTGGATCAGAAATTCGGATTCCTTGACTCCCTGGACTCGCCCGCCGATGGACTCGAACGACTCCGAACGCAGATCCAACGACGGCTGGCTGAAACTTGCCAAAACTGATGATGACCTGGAGTGGCTCAAACAAGTCACTCGTAACGGTCAGATTGCTCTGTCGGAACTGCCGGATTGGCTCGACTCTGCCGGGCTCGAACGACTCTTGGAACTACTTGGCGGCGACCCGCCGCCGCTGAAATCGTCGCCAGTCGATCGATACCAGAAGAAACGAGAATCGAGCGCCCGCCGGGAAAAGGCGATTGCCGAAGTCGGTCGAGAGCTGGGACCGCTGCCCCCAATTCGCGACCCCGAACGACGCACACACTGCCGACGCAACCTCCGCGCGTGGTGTGAACTGTATTTCCCGAAGCACTTTCCACTGGCGTTTTCTCCAGATCACCTACGAGTGATTGCCAAGATTCAGACAGCAGTACTGGTGGGAATGACGCAGGCCGTCGCGATGCCCCGGGGGAACGGCAAGACGACTTTGTGTCGGGATGCTGTCCTCTGGTCTGCATTCTACGGGCACCACCTGTTCCAGATGCTGCTGAATGCGAACGCCGACCAGGCCGCGACGACAATCAGCATTCTCAAACTACTGATCGAAACAAACCCACGATTGCTCGACGACTTTCCGGAAGTGGTGTTTCCGATTCGCGCTCTCGAACGAATTGCTCAACGAGCAAATGGCCAACGCTATGAAGGGAAACCAACGTATCTGAACTGGTCCGGAGACGAAATCGTCTTTCCGGTCATTCCCGGTGCTGCAGCCTCTGGAGCGGTGATAGTCGTTGCTGGACTCCAGGAAGCGGTTCGGGGCGCAAACCGCTACCACGTCCCGACAGAACAGATTATCAGGCCGACACTGATCCTGATCGATGACCCGTCGACAAAAAACAGTGCAAAGTCACAAGAGGAGAACAACACTCGCGAAAGCATCATTAAGGCTGACCTGATGGGACTCCCCGGCCCTGGAGAGCAACTCTCGGTCCTGATGCCCTGCACCGTGATCTGTCCAGATGACGTCGCATCGAGGTTTCTCGACCGCTCTCGCTCCCCTGAGTGGCGCGGCGAAACTTGCCAGATGTTGTACGACTTTCCGGCAAGAATGGAGCTGTGGGAGCAGTACGCCACCATCGTCCGTCAGTGTCTGGCTGAGCATGACGACGAATCGTACGACGATGGAGGCGAGAGCGGATTGGGTGAGATTCTGTCGCCAGCAACACACTTCTATCGATCACATTACGAGGAAATGCGGGAGGGAGCGCGAGTCGCCTGGCCAGAACGGCACCAGAAATGGGAGATCGACGGACTGCAACATTCAATGAATCTGTACTTCCGTGATCCGGTATCGTTCTGGGCAGAATATCAGAACGACCCGATCAAGGCTCTCGAAGCAGATGACGATCAACTGAACGCTAGCACGCTGGCCGGTCGAGTCAGCGGGTACGATCACCTGCAGGTTCCTGAATGGGCACAATATATTGTCGCTCACATCGACTGCCACAAACGCCTGCTTTATTACACGATTGCAGCAGTCTCGCCGGGATTCGATGGAGCGGTCATCCACTACGGAACGTATCCGAAGCAGTCTGCACATTACTTCACCGAACGAACCGCGCGACCAACGTTGGAGAGCATGCACCCCGGTGCGGGTGTTGAGGGTGCCTTGAAGGCTGGATTACTCGCCCTGGCCGCAGAGTTGTTCTCCCGGCCGTATTTGCGGACTGATGGAGCTGAGCTGCGAATGCGGATTGCCCTGGCCGACGCACGCTGGAAGACCGACACGGTGTTCTCAGCGTGTCAGGAGTTCGCCAGTCGGGGGGATCTTGTGCCCGCAATGGGACGCATTATTGGGCCAGACCAGACTCCGCTTTCTGCATGCAAACCGAAAGTCGGCGAACACATCGGACAAGAATGGACGATCCCTCCGGTACACGGGAGATCAGTCCGCCACGTCCAGGTCGATACGAACAGATGGAAGACGTTTCTCGCCCGGCGTCTGCTGTGTCCGCCGGAAGCGGCCGGTGCCTGGCGTCTGTTCGGTACGTTGAACCAAGCTGGTAGCCCCTCACACGATCACCGGTTCTATTCACAACACTTGGCTAGTCAGTTCAGCAAAACCGAAACCGGTACAAAGCGAACGGTCGAACTCTGGGACTTGAAGCCTGGCCAAACCCAAGACCATTTCTTCGATACGCTGGTGGGTTGCGCGGTCGCGGCGTCTGTAGTCGGCGCCCAGTTCCTGCATACACCGAGAGCAGGAAGAGGCGGCAAACGCACGTTTCGCCAACTCTGAGCGGAGCTTGACTCCAAAGCAGGTGCTGCAGCAGAAGCTGCCCTCATGCGTAACCTGATATCCTCATTCGTGCTGAAGTTGCTCGGATCTGCCCCGACCGCAGGGCAGTACCTGCGAGTTGCGAACGTATCTGGAAGGGTACTCACGCTGGATTTCGCGTCTAGTGAAGGGGCAAGTAACGGACTGAACGGTCGCGAGGTCGAATTTCGGAAGAGCGATGCGGCGATTCAGTCGAGGTACGTTGGTGATCCTGAATGGACCGATCTGATCCTTCTCTCGGAGATCACCGGCCCCCCGGGAACCAACGGAACCAACGGAACCAACGGAACGAACGGACTGAACGGTCGCGAGGTCGAATTTCGGAAGAGCGATACGGCGATTCAGTCGAGGTACGTTGGTGATCCTGAATGGACCGATTTGATCCTTCTCTCGGAGATCACCGGCCCCCCGGGGACGAATGGAACCAACGGAACCAACGGACTGAACGGTCGCGAGGTCGAATTTCGGAAGAGCGATACGGCGATTCAGTCGAGGTACGTTGGTGATCCTGAATGGACCGATTTGATCCTTCTCTCGGAGATCACCGGCTCCCCCGGAGCGAACGGAATCAACGGAGAACCGGGAGCTGATGGGGACTCTGTCGGAGACACCGCGAATCTGTGGTTCCATGCCTACCCAGGAATCAGCCCATCGACCGTGACGCTGATTGCCAATCGGGTTTACTTTATTCCGATCACACTGAAGCCGAAACCGTGGTGCAAACTGGGCGTCAACGTCACCACCCCGGTCACTGGAGCAACGATCAATGCTGCCCTCTATGCCGACTCTGCTGGCCGGCCGACTGGGGCTCCTCTGCACAGCACTGCGATCAATGCTGCCGCGTCTGGCAACCAGTTTGGCACGATCTCGCCAGGCACGATTGGCGGAAGGTTCTGGCTCGCTCTGACGACTGCCGCTACAGGAGTCGCGATCAGCTCCGACAACGGTCAATCCGCTGGAGGAATCGCTCGCAAGCAGCTGGGGCTGGACGACATGGCCGACAGTGATCCATTGTATTTTTACCAGGCAACGACTGGTGGAACGCTCCCCAACGTTGGCGCGCTGACAGCAGTGGGAGCAGCTACGGCGACGACTCCACGACTTTGCATTCGCTGGGAGTGACCAATGGGATTGAAGAAGAGCCCCCATGAGATCAACTCTCTGATGAGCGTCTCGGAACGCTTAGCGTTCTGGACGTCGGAAGATCCCGCTGTTGTGCTGATTCGCGCGGAGTTGTCCACCATCGGCGATGCCATCGATTTGGATGAACCGGAGTTCGTAGCTGCTCTGGACGCGCTGGTCGCCGCCGGAATCCTCGACCCCGATCGACCGCCCGTAATTCGCAGAGGAACCGCTCCGCATGGCTGATTCAACCATCTACTGGCGAGGGATTCCGGGACTGATCGCGGTCGAGTTCGAATTGCGCACTCGACACCCAGCTGCGCATCCCTTGAACAATCATGTCGAACTGACTGAATCAGACGTCGAGCCAGGGTGCTATGGCATCATCATCCCGGAACCGCTGATTGGCCTTTATCGGTGGGACGTCAAGTTGGAAGGGATGTCGATCGACTCCGGGTGGATCTCTCTGCAAGACAGCGCTGGACCGTTCCACTCGCAGTCTCCATTCTCGCCAATCCTGATCAATCAGCCCATCTGTCGCGACTCCCGAAAACTGCTCCGCAATGCGATTAATCTGCGCACGGGTGAAGGCGGCACGACCCGCTGGTTCGATTTTCGCGACGAATCAGGATTGCCCCTGGAGGTCCCGATCGGGGCAGAGTTCAACGCAAAATCGAACGACGGAGAGACGATCTGTGACAGCGTTCCGATCTCTCGCGACGGAGCCAGCTGGGCTCTAGCGGTGCCTGCGGAACTGGTGGCCAATCCGACCCGAGGGGTTCCACTGCTGTGGAGCCTGCGAGTGTCCGGGGCCGTGATCGCCGAGGGACCATTATTCGTCGGGGATGCCGCTTGACTCCCGGGAAGGTGCTGCACCTGAATTGTCGACATGACTGACGACCAGATTCGCAAACGCATCGCCGAGATTGAAGGCGTGCTCCAAACCGGGGTGACTTCGGTCACGACGGACGGCGAAACCGTGTCGATCGACACCCAGGGTCTACAGGCAGAATTAAGCAAGCTGCGAGCGAAACTAAACCCGCATCGATCACGCCGGGTCCGTACGATTGATCTGAGGAACGCGTTCTGAAACCAGGTTGGTCAATCGCTGGCAACGCATACCGCGCCGTCCGGGCACTCTTCGGATACGACGCGACGGAGTCGACTCCGCGCCGTCAGGCCCCGCGCATCGACACGCGTACTGAAGACCGCGTCTTGACGACGTCTGGACGAGATATCGTCTCGACGTCCGCTCGCGACGCAGTCAGGAACTATGCCGTCGCCGCGTGGGCAATCCGGAAGCACATGGATTTCGTTGCTGACTTCCGCTTCCACCCAACGACGCCGAACAAGTCGTTCAACGTGGAGTTCACACAGTTCGTCAAACGCTGGTCGAACAGAAAACGCTGCCACACCGCCGAGAGGCACTCGCTTGCCCGGCTCGTTCGGATTTCAGAATTCTGTCGGACCGTCGACGGAGATGTCTTGTGGGAGCTGGTAAAAGGCGGACGCATCAACCTGATTCGAGCCGACCGGATTCGCTCACCGTATTCAACGGACTACGTGAACGGCGTAAAGCTCGGGCCGAACGACGAATCCGTCGCGTTCAGCATCCACAGGCGCGGGCGTTGGGGTGTCTATCAGTTTCAGAAGATCCTGCGGGCTGACAATGCTATTCATCACGCATACTGGACAGACTCCGATCAAATTCGTGGCGTTTCCCCGTTGACAACGGCTCTGAATCCGTGGCGAGACACCTATGAAGGGCTGGACTTTCTGTTGCTGAAGTTGAAGGTGGAAGCTCTGCTGGGGGTGGCCATCACGAAGAAAGACGACGGATCTGCCGCTAATCCTTTCCAGGGCAATCACCAGTTCGCAGATCCGGATTCCGACGAAGATGAATCCGAAGAAGCTGCCGAAGCAGAAGCCCGCAAGGGGACGGTGGATTTTGGCCCGGGCCCATGGCAGATGGAGCTGAGGCCCGGCGAGGATATCAAGTCGATCCAAGGTTCCAGCCCCTCGGCGAATGCGCAACTCTTTCTCGAATCCGCGATCCAGATCGCTCTGAAGTCGATCGATCTACCGTATTCGTTTTTCCGCGAAGACTTCACCAACTTCTACGGATCACGCGGAGCACTGCAGCTCTACAAACGGTCGGCGAACGCGAAGCAGGCCGGGAATCAGGAGACGCTGAAAGAGGCGACTGCGTTCTCGGCTCGCTGGGGAGTGCTGACAGGAGAGTTGACATTGCCGAGAGGCTGGACGGTCGATGATCTGGAGTTCGCGTGGGTGCCGCGCGGGATTCCGTGGTGGGATCGTGCCACCGAGATCGAGGGAGACATCCGAGCGGTCGGCGCCGGGCTCGATTCGATCCAGAACGTACTGCTGGAGCGGAGCGAAGAAGGAGACGCCTTCAGCTACATCGATCAGACCGCAGAGTTGCTGCAGTATGCCGAAGAACGCGGTGTTGTTCTGAACTTTCAGCCAGTGCCTCAAGTCGTTCAAGTGAAAGACGAGAAGTCCGAAAGCCCAAAGAAGAAGAAAAGCAAGGGAGAAGACTGAGAATGCCCGCACCACTGACCGCTGCACAGTTCAGATGCCGCACTGGACCGGGAGAGTTCGCTGTTCCGGCAGAAGCATTCCGCTTCGCTTTGCCGATGCAGTTCACACAAAATGATGATCGCCCGGAGTCGGGCGAATACGCCGTTCCGTTTGAGATGCTCGCACGCACGGCTGAACCCGTAATGCACTGGTACTGGGGGGCGATCTATCACGATTTCGCGGGAATGCAGCGTGGCGACTCGATCGCAGTAGACTACTGTCACGATGATGGCGAGATCATCGGCGTGGGCGATGTGTTCACTGTCGACGTGGAAGGACTGAAGATCGCTGGAAGACTGCTGAGCTATCAGGCAAACGATCGGGTCGACCGCCTGCGGAAGCTTGCCGAGCAGGGGGTTCCCTACGAATCGTCCATCGATTTCCGAGGGGATGCGTTGTTCGAAGAAGTCCCCGAAAAGTTCACGGCAACCGTGAACGGCAGACAGATCGCCGGACCAGCTCTGATTGTGCGGGAATGGACTCTCCGCGGTGTGGCTGTCTGCCCGCACGGCATGGACGCACGCACCGCGACGCAGTTGTCAGCGGCGCAGCAACTCTCCCAGGACGCTCCGTCGGGAGTCGTCCGCATCTTCACGAAAGCCGAAATGCCCGAAGCGACTCTCACTCCGGAACCAGCTGCTATCAAAACCCCACCTAGCCGTGAAGCACTGCTGGCGGAAATCCGCCAGGAATTAATCAGGTTCACTGGCCGCTTCGGCGCGGAACTGGGAACACAGTGGCACTCCGAAGGAAAGACGTACGGCGAAGCTCTGGAGTTGTTCTGTGATCACCTGGCGAACTCGCTCACCGCCGCCTCTGAGGAGCAGCAGAAACTGCAAGACCGGCTGACCGCCGTCGGCGAGCGGCTCGGCGAGCCCACCCCGGCAAGCGGCTCGCATGATCCCCCACTCGTGCACTCCGGATTTGCCGACACGATCCGAACGCAAGTTGCGAAGCTGAAGGGTGAGAAGACATCGGCCTGATCCGCCGCCGTTTCTCGCGACTGTTCCTGGATAACTCAACGGCCCCTGAAAGACCTACACACATGAACGCTCTGTTTGCTGCCATGGCCCACATCTTGGGGGCCAATTACTCTCGACCGACTCAATTCTCCCGTCAATGGGCAGAAGGAGTCCCCACCCTGATTGACGTCGCTGTCACCAGCAAGACCGGGCTCGCAGACATCGTCGACGAGACGACAAAGGCCACCCCGGAACTACGGCTGTTCGGGATGCGGCCGATTTCTGGAACCACCTATGAGCACGGGGTGCGCAAATCGCTGCCGACAGTCGGCTTTCGCAGATACAACGAAGGACCGAACAGAGGGAAAGGCGAACGCATCACACGAGAGTTCGCTTGCAAGGTACTCAACCCCCGTTGGGAGTGCGACAAGGCCCTGGCGGATGGCCACGGCGACGGCGCAGCGATGTTTATTGCGGATGAGGCTGCCCTGATTCTCGAATCGACGTGGCAACTGGCCGGCAGGCAGTTCTACTATGGGACTCGCGGTGGTGATCCAAAAGGGCACCCAGGTCTCATTGAGATCTACAACGCCGACGACATGACCGTTGATGCGGAAGGCGACGACGCCGGTTCGCTGACTTCCGCGTGGCTGATCTACGTTGACCCGCGTATTCAGTGGTTGCTTGGGAAAGGGGGAATGCTCGACCTGTCCGACCTGAGGATCGGGGACATCACCGGCGATAACGGCAAGACTCTGACCGGGTATATCCAGGAGATGCTGTGCCATCTGGGCCTGTACGTCGGGGATCTCCGGAATGTCCTGAGGATTGAAAACCTGTCCAATCAGGATGGACACACGCTGACTGACAACATGGTCGCTGAGGCGATCGTGAAGTTCCCGACAGGTCGCACGCCGACACATCTCTTCGCACCAAAGCAACAGATCGAGTACCTCCGCCAGTCCCGTATCACGGCATTGGTGACCAACCCCGAACTGCCGAAGGAAACGAACGGAGTCACGATCGTTCCCACGGACTCGATCGTTCTGGGCGAGACGTTCTGATGACTGTCCGGCCAGCGCCGACAGAGTGAATGACCAGTTGCGGCGACCGGGTGTCCGGTCGCCGTTTCCCGCGAAACGAAGGAAACCACTGTGATCCCTGCCTTCACTCGACAGGATGCCCACCTGTCCAAATCCAAGGCACTCCCGGCCGCTGCCGGAAGTGTACAAACCGACGCTATCAAGATCGGCAGCGTGGGCGAACCGCTGCTGACTCCGCTGGAGCTGCGAATCAGTGCCCCGGGGCTGTCGACTGCTCAGCTCCCAAACGCGAACACCGCAGTGTACGCCATCCTGCACGGTGACACGCCTGACACACTCGAATGGGTCGCGACGATCGGCGTGCAAACTGGAGCGGGTGGCGAGGGAGCACCGGGAGCCGAGTATCGTTACCGCCCGCCGCACAATCTGAAGCCGTTCGTAGCCGCCAAATGCACGACAAACGCGGCTGCGAACGCTTCCGCTGCAGCCATGCAGCTGGATGTCATGTTCTGATGTGTCTTCGGCGACCAGATCGGACGCCGCAACTAGCTCCTGCCGGAGTTCGATCTGTGTCGCTGTTCAAGACTCTGATTGCCGCTGCCAAGCCGACGCTGTATCTCCTGCAAGGAGAGCCAGCGATCTATTCTGACGGGATCACCGAAACGCTCATTGAGGTGCGCAAAGGCCGGGGAGTAAAGCGGATCGAAGATGACGAAGCGCGTCGTCGGCTGATCCGCACTGTGGACTTCAAAACTCGCCCTGAAGGACTCCCCGGCGTACCCGCCGCTGGCCACCGGATTCACCTGGCCAGTAACGGTACGACTTACGAGCTGGTGTCCCTGGGGGGCGAACCCGCCGCCCGCTGGACCGACTCGACAGAAACCGAATACCGCCTGATCTGTCAGGAACTCGAATCGCACTCGTAGCCGATGGCCATTCGCTGCCGAACACTCGCCGAACATCTCGCCGCTGCATTGACCGAACAGTCAGCGGCCGCGTTCGGCGTATCGTTAGTCGCGAGTGTGGTGGAAAGACCCGAAGACCAAGCAGTGACGGCCGAAAACATTCTCTGCGACGTGCTGCCGCTCGGAAGGACGTCGGGCCCGTCTGGTGAAGCTGGGCGAGAGAATGCCGTGGCTGTGCGCATCGGCATTCGCGCCAAGCTGGGCACGGCGATTGGGCCTAAACCGACTCTGGACCTGTCAGCGCTCCGGGAACTGGTAGATCGGGTGGTGGACTGGCTGGGAGGCGAGGGGGATGACTCCGGAGCCAACTTCTATGAGCCCCCGTCTGGATGGACCATCGGTGAAATCGACGCGCTCCCCGGACTCGACCCGCAGCGGCTCGCAGCTCGCGAGTTCTTGTCGATCGTGTCCGTCGAACTGAGGAGTTCGGGATTATGAAACTGGGTGGGCACGTCACTGCAATCTTCGAAGCAGCTACGCTGAAAACGACCTTCGACAAGGCCAAGCTACGTGCTCTGGGGCGTGGCGGCGCGTTGGTACGGAAAATCGCCCGCCGCAAGCTGGTTCGCCGCAACCGCAACGCACAGCCTGGCGAGTCACCGACGGACAGAACGGGAAAGGTCAAGCGGTTCCTGCTGTATCACCTCGATAAACCAACGTACGTCACCACGATCGGGGTCAAGAGCCTGGGAACGGAGCAGACAGCCGGAGCCCTCGAGCACGGAGGCTGGTGGACCATCCGGACTCCGAAAGGGCGACGCCGGGCGTTTTATCGGAAGTTCCCATTCCTGAGCCCGGCGCTGAATGAGGCTATGCCCTATCTGCCCGGGCTGTTCGCCGATCTGGTCGCTTCACACTAATCCACACTCTCGATAAGGACACGCCATGGCTCTTCGCTGGCTTAGTTCAAAAGCCCGTCTGTACCGCAACACTGGCACGACGGCTTCTCCCACCTGGACCCGCTGGGCGACGCGCCAGCGGGTCGGCGTCAATCGCGGATCAGAATTCGCGGATGTCTCAGCCGAGGATTCGGAAGGGTTCAAAGATCAACAGCCGACGCAAAAGACGTTCGACGTAGAAGTGGAGGCATTCGTGTCACCAGCTCCGGAGACCGACGCCTCTTACCTGGCGGTTGTCGCCTCGTACGAGTCGGGCGAACCGATGGAAATCGCCATCGCGTATGGCGACATCACGGTAGCTGGAACGAAGTATCTCCGCTGCCCGATGCACCCGACAATCACCGAAGACCTGAACGAGAAAGATCCAAACAAGTACAAGGTGGCATTCACGAAATCTCCAGGTGAAAAGCCCGTGTTCCAGACTGTACCTGCTTGACGCTGAATTCGGCGTCTCTCGAGCGAGCTACTCACCCTCTCCAGTCCGCAAAATGCAGGAGCACTTGCCATGACCAACGTTAAACTGCGAAACGGAAACTCCGTAACTCTGTCAGGTTCTCCGCTGGTGCTGGACCTGAACACCAGCGCGCTAAAGAAGATTGAAGCCGCAACCGGCTGGGACGCCATGGAAGTCGGCGCTGGCAAGTTTGACGGGTTCTTAAAGGTCGTCGACGATCGGACGAAGCTGCTGCAAACCGTACACGCCGCGACTGGTTGCGACTTCGACGAACTCAAAGACCTCTTGCGGGGCGAAGTATTTGACGCTGTCACGGATGCTCTGGTGGAGGAACTCGCGAGTTTTTTTCCATCGTCGAAACGTCGTCGGTTCATCGCGATGTGGAAAGCTGTGCAGGACCTGGACGAAGAGACGATGTCGGAGAACATCAAGGCGTTCAAGGAGACGCTGGCTCCGGTTGCCGTGCAGCAGGTGCGGGAGGCGCTCAAAGCCGCGACGGAACTACCGCCGCCGATTTCTGGCGGGCTCTCCACCGCGCCGCAGCCTTACTCCGACTCGACCCCGGACCTCACACTTGGGGTGAAATGATCGGCTGGGCGGACTGCTGGATTGACTACGACTGGGAGAAAACGGCCCATCTGCTCCACCAGCAGTATCACCTGCACAGAACTCACGATCACCCGGACCTGCCGCTCGATGCATTCCACTTGTACCGGTTGGCTGAGCCAGTGGCGGATATCGACACAATAGACGAGCTGGAGGACTTCCTGGCGTGAGCAAAGACCTGCGAGCCGGTGGAGCATATGTCGAGCTGTACGGGATTGACGAGAAGCTCTCCCGCACTCTGAACGCTGCCCAGGCCAAGCTCCGTGCTTTCGTCGAGTCAGCTCAGAAAGGACTGAAGTCGTACGGCAAGACTGCCATGATTGCCGGTGGAGCGATGCAGGCTGCCACCTTGGGACCAATTGCCGCTGCAGTGCTGCAGTTTTCCGGCACTGGTGATGCTCTCGACAAAATGTCCGCCCGTACCGGAATCGCCGCGGACACGTTGTCTGCCCTGGGGTTCGCCGCAGAGCAGAGCGGCGCTAGTCTCGATTCCGTCGAGAAGGGGCTGGTCGGCCTGGTAAAATTCAACGCTGCCCTGGAGAAGGGAAGCCGCGGGGCAGCAGACGTCCTCAGTCAGCTGGGGGTGCATGCCGAAGAGTTTGCTGGAATGAACTCCGAAGAGCAGTTCGCGAAGATCGCCGACCACCTGATGAGCATCGAGGACCCCGGCAGACGCGCCAGTCTCGTAATGTCGATCTTCGGAAAATCAGGCCGGGAGTTGCTCCCACTGCTAAACGGAGGGAGTGCCGGAATCAAGGCGCTGACCGATGAGGCTCGGAAGCTCGGTTTTGTGATGTCAGAGGAGGATGTGAAATCCGCCGCCGAGCTAAACGACTCGCTGAATCGAGTGAAGCGGACTGCCGAAGGGGTGACACTGAAGCTGGGAGCTGCCCTGGCCCCAGCCATTACCGCCATCATGGATGCCGCAGCCCCTTTGCTCGCGCAGGCTACCGCGTGGATCGAACAGAACCGCCAGTTGATTGTCCAGATCGCTGGCGTGGCCGCTGGCGTCATGTTTGCCGGCACTGCACTCGTCGGGCTGGGAGCGATTCTGTACGGCACTTCGGTCGGACTTGGTGTGCTGGCCGGCGCCGGAAGTGCTGCGTTGGCAGCATTGTCGGCCCTGGCCGGGGTTGTAGCGTTCGCATTTAGCCCGGCTGGGCTGGCAGTTGCAGCGGTCGCCGGTGGCGTCTACCTGCTGTTCCAGGCTGTGCGTGAGAACATGCCGCAGATCTCCGGCATGCTGGGAGGTTTCTCTGGTCTTTGGGAGACAATCCGCTCTGAATCATCCGAGACATTTGAAGCGATCACCGCAGCGCTGAAATCGGGAGACATGACGGCTGCTGCCGAAATACTCTGGTTGCAGCTTGAGTCGATTTGGATGAACGGGTCGAAGCCACTTCGGGAAACCTGGTACGCCGTTCGTGACACCATGGTTAGGGGGCTGATTAGCGCCACGGCCGCGATCGAATCCGCGTGGGTCAACATGACGACGAACATGCTGCAGGTGTGGAACAGCATGCAAGTGGCTCTGCTACCGTTGATCACGTCGGTCCAGAACACGCTCGCCAGCTACATTGCCCAGGCCGGAGAAGCTTTGGGAATCTTTGGCGAAGGGACCAGCGAGACATTGCAGGAGGATCAGCAACGCCGCGCCGGTGACTTGGCGAAGCGTCTGGCGGCTTTGCAAGCTCAAAACGACAAGCTCGAAACTGATCGACAGTCGGCACTGAAGGCTATTCAGCAGGCCGCTGATACAGACCGCGACACAGTTGCAAATCGGACGGCAGAGCAGCAGGCGGAGATCACTCGTAAGATGTCCGATGTTCAGTCGCGGCTCAACGCCGTCCGCACGAAGGCGATTGCCGAGGGGGGGCAAAAGAAAAAACTCGACCAGACTGCCACCAGTGCACAGCAGGGACTGGCAAGCTTCGAATCGAAAGCGAATAACACCGCTATTGAGCTGGGGTCTGTCGAGGCGCTCCGGGCAATAATCGCCGCTACGAGGGGAGGGCGCACGATTGAATCTGAACTGGCGAAGCAAACAGAACTAGCCGAAGAACAAGCCGATGCGTTGGCCAGCATCGACGGACGGCTCAAGCACGCGCCGACTCTTGCCGTGGAGCGTGTCGCATGATCACTCGCTGTGCTCTGATTCGAGAGGATGGCATCCAAACGAACGCCGACGGCGTGAAAACGACTCGCCGCCGCTTTATCGTCCAGGCGGACTCCAACGTCTCGGTCGAAACTCAGCTGGCGTTTGTCCGTCCAGATCTACTGGAGTTTCAGCCACATCCTGATGACAGCTCGCTGAGGATCGTGTCGAGGGAGTTCCGTCAGCAACGGCACGCACTCATCTGGTGGCTGGATCTAGACTACTCGAATCAGACTCCCTCCGAGCATCCGCTGCAGGAGCCTGCGGAGATTGACTGGTCTGACATCGCAGTCGTGCAAGCAATCACGCACGATCCGAACACTGGTGCCTTGCTGACAGCCACAAACGGCCAACTGCTTGAGCTGACAGAGGAGTTCGGGCTCTGGCAGGCGAACGTGACTCGGAATGTCGCCCAGGTGCCGAACTGGTTCGGGCGATACGCCCGCGCCATCAACGCCGATTTCGTGCGACTGGACGGTTACCCGTGTCCGCCAGGAACGCTGAAAATCGTCGGAGCTTCGATTTCGCCTGTCGTGCGGACTCGCACGCCGCACTACCGAAAGCTGAGGCTCCGAATCGTATTGAACGAAGACGGTTGGCAGCGAACTCTACTGAACAGGGGACTGGAGGAAATCAGCCTTGTACGCTCTAACTCTGGTGTAATCCGGAAAGAGCTTATGCCGATCCTGACCGATCAGGGAACGCCCCTAAATGAACCGGCGTTCCTCGACGAGGATGGCCGGCGCCCGCGTATTGACGAGGATGGCCGGCGCGTCAGCTTGGCTCAGGAAATGGCCGCCTTGCGTTCGGGCAAACCAATCACCACACGAGTCAAATGGCCACTGGACCCGGCCGATATCGTGACCGTGAAACGGACGACGCTGAAGAGGCTGCCGTTCGCCGCACTCCCTTTAAGGTAACCACAAATGCCAGCGCCCACGGCCCCAACCTTTCGAGACCAAACCCGTGCAACGCGCCTCCCAGTGCTGCGGGGCTCCTTCACGGTAGAGGATACCGTCTCACTCTCGCTGTCGATCAACGGTACGACTTACCCGCACTCAGCATTCTCGCTATCCGTGCCCGAATGGCGTCTGGAGTTGACGACGCCGCTGCCCATTGGCACGCATCCGGCGACTTTGACAGCAACAAATGCCGATGGGACGACGGCCACTGAATTTCAAGTCGTCATAGAAACACCTGTGAACGAATGGCGCGGCGACGCTCCGGAAATGCCTAAGATCGTAGACGTGATGCCAACCCAAGTTGTCCCCGGCGCTGCCTATCGACTGAAACTCGGGGATCTGGCTACGATCGAAACTGTCGGCAGATCTGATGACACTCTGCCGAAGATCGCCAGGCGATTGTATGACCAGCTGACGAACGTTCGGGGAATCACCGTCACGAACAATCCGGGAGAGTCGACTGTGCGGATCACCGGCCGCGCTGGCGAAGACTTCGCCGAATGCATCGAGGCAGGGTCCGGTGCGGTCTGCACGGTTCGACGGGTCCGACCAGGCCGAGAACCCGTCGCCCAAATCACGACGATCACCCTGCCTGAAACGACCAGTGGTGGCGAGTGGACCGCGACATTCGATTTCGGTACCGGCCCTGAACCACTGGTCGATATCAACTGGGACGTTACTCCCGAAGAGCTGGCGATTCTTATTGCCGGTCTCGCCACCCCAGGGCCCGGTGACGTGACGGTCACTCCCGGCGACTCGGAACGTCAATATGTGCTGACCTTCGGCGGAGCACTTGCTGGATCCAACGTCGCAGTAACCTGCGACGGTTCGGGGCTCGCCGGGAATCACACGACCACCCTGCGCAAAATCCGATCTGCGTTCGCCGACGTGGAGGAGTTGCAGCTGCTGTACTTCCCCGATCGGGAAAACATTCGTCTGCATTATGGAACTCACAGTGCCAGCGTCATCGGGTCTCCCAACGCGACCAAGGTAAAGGCTGCCCTGCTGTCGATGCCGCCACTATCTGGAGCGACCATCACCGTGAGTTTCGCGTCAGCACAGCCTGACTGGCAGCTGTACTTCGTCGAGCTGAAAGGGACCGCAGCAAATCAGGTACATCCGACGATTCTCGTGACCGATCAGGGGAACAACCCGATTCCGGACGCCTATTCGATCGTTCTGCAGTCCGCGACGGGCGGAGCCCGGAACTGCGTGCAATGCATCACCAACTATGCTGTGAGCGGACCGTTCCGCGTAGTCGTGGGAGACGAAGAGACAGTTGACGTGGAGCTGACAGACGATGCATTGGCGACTGCGCTGAACGCTCTCGACCGATTCTCGGGGATTATTCGGCACGACATCGGGTCCGGCGCTGCATCTGTGCTTGTGTTCGCAGATGCAGACGGTAACCAATCACAGCCGCCGCTCACTGCCGTGCAGAGCCCTCTGGCTCTCAACACGACGGTGCAGGCAATCTGTGATGGATCAGAGGAATCGACTCCCGACATCCAGTACGTGTGGACGCAGACGACCGCTACGTTCTCTTTCAATGGTCATTCTGTGTCACTGGATCCCACGAGTGCTGTCGCGACTCTGAAATCGGCAATTGAATCTCTGCCAAGCGTCGGCGCGGGGAACGTCGACGTTTACAAGAATATCAGCACTGGCATCGTGCTGAAGTGGAAAGGGGACTTGGCCGGAACGACACAACCGCTGGCAACTTGGGGAGTGAATACGGCAGAAAGAGTCCAAGAGGGTGGTGGAGCGGCTGGAAGTGTGCAAGTGCTGGCAGTCGGTCTAAACCAGACATTACTGAAGCCTGGCTATGGCTCCCCGGCAGAGTTTGGTGTGCCCTACAACCGGAACGATCCCGATGCACTGCTGGCCTCGATCGAGTCGATTCCCTCGCTCGCAGGAGTCGGGGTGAGCCTGGTCCGGCATCCGGTGGAGTTCGGATCCAGTTGGTTTCTGGTCGTGCGTCTGGACGGGGAACGAGAGACGTTGCAGCTGCATCGCCATATCGAAACCGTATTCTCCGTGGTCAAACAAGGCGCAGAGATCGGGAACGATGTCTGGACTCTCGGGACCAACGCGACTTCAGGATCACTGCTCTTGTCGGCCGATGCAGAATCGACTGATCCGATTGCTGCAGGAGCATCGGCGGCGACGGTGGATGCAGCTCTCGAAGCACTGTCGACCGTTGGGACGGCCAACGTGAAGACGATCGGGACTGGGACCATCGCGAATCCCTACCGATTCGAGTTCGCGGGAGTATTCGCAGGCGTCCCCGGACCAGTGCTCGCCGTGAATGCGTCTGGCTTACGCGGCGGCATTGCGGTTCATCAGCAGACAGTGCGACTTCCACTGACCGGACAGAATGAACGCCAGGCGATCACGATCGACCCGAATGCGAACGGTGGTAACGTGACTGTCACTGTCGCTGGCGGCAAGACAGGGTTGATTGTCGTGCATGCTTCTGTCGCGGCTTGGCGAACGGCCCTGGAAGAGGTGACCGGACCTGACACCATCCATGCCACTGGGGTGCCCCGGTCAATCCTAGTCGAGTTCGTTGGTAGTCTCGGGAATCAACCGATCACGCTGATGTTGATCGACTCCACCGGCGTACGCATGCCACCAGACAAAGGACGACTGTCCGTCACAGTGACCCAGGAACCGGCCGGCCCAAACTTCGCGAACGATCCAAACAACTGGAGTCTCAAGCGATTGCCAGACTCGCTGGACGGGATTGAGTTCTCGAACGGTGCGAGCGGGATGCATTATGGCTATCGCTGGGACGTGATTGTCGATGAAGCGTTCGGGACAACCCTGCTTCTGAGAGGTGATTTCAAGACGGGTCAGATCGTGAGGCTGCGCGGTGCGCTCTCGCCTGCGACAGTGGGCGGAGACTCGTTGGATTACGACTACAGCACGGATTTTGTGATCCGCGGGGTCACTCGGCGAGCTTGTGGACAATCGCTCGCGCTAGCGCTGGCCAGCGACGGGCAAACGGTGAGTTTCCAGAACGCCGGTTTTCGGGTCGTGGTGGTCGCGAAATACCTGCGGTTCTGGAATCGCTTCACCGGAACCGTCGGACGACCACGGCGGAACGCAGCGGGGCAATTCGAAAGCGGATCGCGATACCTGACCCTCGGACTCGACACGCCAGGCCCGGAACGGAACCTGATCATCGGCGCCGGCGATAATGGACCGGGGTCATCCCTACTAATGATCGATGCGAAAGATTCCGTGCTCGACATGGTGATTCGGAACTCGGGATCTGGAGCAGACGGGCCCGCCGTCCTGGTGCTGAACCAGAATGCGTCCAGCGAGATCGACAACCTGGCTGGATCGCTGGGGCTCGCGCTGGAGCCCCAGGAATTCACCAAAGTCGGGAAAGTGCGTGCGTATGCCGGAGAAACACAGATTGGGAACGTCGACTGTCAAGCGGTTCTTGATTATTCCGGCACAGTCCGCACCGCTACCACAACCGCGAATGCGGGGACGTTGAACATCAGGAGCTACTAATGGGCGAAACTCGCTATGCGATCCATGCAGACGACTGGCCGGACTTCGTCCAGTTGCTGACTGCCTTCCGGCAAGGCCGGCTTGACCGTCCCGCTGCAGAGCCGCCGAAAAACGCGACAGCGGCCGCGACGTCGCAGTTGCTGGTGTTGCTCGATCAACTCAAGCCCGGTGAAACGGCCCGTGCGCTCCCACTCCGGCACGTTCAGGGGGACTGGTACGATGTCGCTCTGATCGGCTGGATTGACGAGCAGGCGTTTGCTGGCAGTCCGCCGACATTCGCCCTGACCCTGAAGGATCCGTCGAACACAACTCCTGACATTCGCTCGAACCCGATTCCGTACAATGCCTCGGCCGACGAAATGGCGGAGATCCTCCGCGCGTCGGATGATCCATGGCCGAGTCACCTGGTCGAGGTTCGGTTAGGAAGGGTTTACGACGTGCATCTGTTCCGCTGGAAGATTTGCGTGAAGCCGCACCCGCATGCCCGCATCGGCGATCGTCTGATCACATCGGGGCTCGATGCAGAAGACAACGCGGCGAAAGACATCCGAGCTGTCTGCCAACGCCATCCGTGGATCGAATCTGGAGAGATCCGCACAGTATCGGCGGCACTGCCGATGGCTGAACCCGCAGCACTCAGGCCAGGCACCATCGTCGGAGCCCGGATCTACGGGAACGGCGGATTGTGTGTGACCGAGGCAGAGATCAGAGCGATTCACGACGCCAACGAAGGCATCTTCCCCTACTACGACTACTGATCTACCAGGAACCGTCGCAGAAACCCGCGACGAAGGCCCTGCGTATTTCTCACCAATTCACCGGGATGGTTAGATGTGGCTGTTCAATCCGCCAGAGCCCACCGGACAAACGACCCGTCCGGGACGACTCCGCAAACATCCTGGCTTCAATGAATGGGCCGCTCCACCAGCTTATCGACTGCATTGTGAATTCGGCCCGTCAGACTTGTTGCATGGCGTGCATTTATGCCCTGAGGCCGAGGGGACACACTACCTACGGCGCCGCCGAGCCACGCGACCGTATCCCGACGATGAGCCGGTGGACTTTGCTCGCTGTGCACCGGGTTTCGCAGAGCTGGCAACTGCACACTGGACCGCTCCGCGATCTGAAAAGCCGCCACAGCGTCCCGATGACCCGGTGGAACAATGGCTGCCAGGCAGATTCGCCCGTTGGCACCTGGCCTACGGATTCCGCTGGTCGCAACTGATGATTCTAGGACACCCCCTCAGTCGAGAAGCGCTCTTGGACGCTTTGGGGGATCTCTTGTTTTTCCTTGATGTGTACGGCTACCAGCCGAACCTCGATCTATCAATCGCCCCAGGGAAAGACATGACCCTCGGAGAGGACAAGCTGGCGTTTCCGGCGGATCTATCTTGGGTGCTGTGGTACGGCCCTGACCTGGAATACGTGGATCGCTTCACGTTTGGTATTCCGTGGCCATTCTACTTTTCACCATTCGGGACAGATCGTCCTGGGACACCGCGGAGAACCGCTTTCGGACCACTCGCACCGCCACTCATGTTCCGGAGGTTCATGGGGCTCGCTGTATATGCGGCGCAAGACTTCCCACCAACCCTGTCACTCGAACCGGTCTGGCCATGACGACGCAGACGGCATGGACGCCGACAAAGTACCGCGGCGATCGCCGCGCCGTGGCACACGCGATCAAATGTCGCACATGCTGTGCGAGGGAGGGTGACCACTGCGGCGCGACTGCACGATCAATCGACGAGTTGCTGAATAATGGTCGTTGTCCACTTGCAAGGTGGACTGACGATCGTCTGCACGTTTTAACGACGCTGTTCAACCCCGTCAGCTCTCAACGCATCTGGAACAACTACGTGAGGTTCCGGGAGGCATTGCCGTCTGAGATCGTGCTGCACACCGCCGAGGCCACTTTTGGAGACCAACAGCCGGTTGTGCCGGACTCCCTCTGGGTGCGAGCGGGGCGAGATCACACGATCTGGCAGAAGGAACGGTTGCTGAACCTGCTCTGGACGCAGTTGCCGACCAATGTGGAGTTCGTCGCCTGGATTGATGCCGACGTCCTGTTCGAACGCGCCGACTGGCACCTGGCAGCGGTCGAATCGCTACGGGCGATGCCTGTCGTGCAGCTGTTCGACGTCGCTCGCTGGCTAGACCGCGATGGCCGCGAAGAAACCCGCTTCTGGGGATCAGCTGCTTTGCGACTGAACCCCCGTGCAGGACACTGGGGACATCCGGGATTCGCGTGGGCGGCCCGGAAGTCCGCACTGCGCTCTGGTCTCTTCGAGGCCGACCCGACAGGAGGCGCGGATACTTTCATGAGTGATCATTTCTGTGGAACGCCGAATCGATCGCCTCAATCACCGGCGATGGCCAGTGCCTATGCCGAATGGAAGCGGGCGACATCAGGAGCTGTTGTGGGAGTTGTGCCTGGCGTGCTAAACCATCTCTGGCACGGAGACTGGAAAGACCGCCGCTACACCGCCAGGTCGAGCTGGATTCAGAAACTCAACTGGAATCCATACTGCGATGCTGAGATCGACCCGAGTTCCGGACTGTGGCGATGGACTGACCGGAACCCGGGACTACGCGCCGCCGTTGAGGCGTACTTTCCAAGCCGAAAGGATGACGGATGAAGCCGATGATCTTCGGCGTCGGACTGAACAAGACCGGCACAACGTCTATCTGCCGAGCACTCGAATTACTGGGCTGGGCACCGCGACACAACTCGGAAGCGAACGAGCTGTCTGCACGCTCATGGCGTTGGCCGGGCGGAGTCAACGCCTTTCTCGACGGACCACTGCACCGGCATCAATGGCGCTTGGCGGAGGGGTTCCGCGACGCGATGTTCATCCAGACGATTCGCCCTCAAGACGACTGGATCAACTCGCGAGTGATCCATGTGCTACACAATCGGTTGCGTAATGATGGCGATCCGTGGACAGAAATTGACACTGCCAGCTGGGCTCGCGAGTGGCAGGACTGGCGCACTGAAGCCGAGCGATTCCGGGCGAGGTACCGCCGTCGAGTGCTGCTGTGGGACGTGACTGACGCACCACATTGGGGCCCGATCTGCGATTTTCTGAATCTCCCGGCACCGGATGTTCCGTTCCCACATGAAAATTCGGGAACGTGGCGACTCGAAAGCATTCTAAGGCTACTGCGACAACGCGCCGGGGACTGACCAGATCGCTCCGGCGACTGGAGCGACGGGGGCACGTTCTCCAAAGTAGTCGACGAGGCCAGCGCGAACACCTTCCATCGGGAAGTCGTGACCGCAGAGCAGACGACACTTCGGGTACCAGGCCGCGATATCCTTGGCGACTGCCGCGCGAGCATGGTCTGCATCGACGAAGACGACATCGGCTCCTGGCAGCCATTCGGCTGACCTGGCGGAATCGCCGCGAATCAGGGCGAACTCGATGTCAGGACGCATCGTCGCCAGCTCCCTGACTGTGCTGTAGAGCGTCTGTCCGGCTCGTTGGATCGTCCCAGACTGCCAATCAACGGAAACGAGCCGCGCCCCCCTCGGCAAATGCAACGCAACAGCTGCCAGCGACCGCCCGCAGAATGAACCGAGTTCGACCCAACACTGTGCGCTAGCAGCCTGAGAAGCGAGCCAGTCACATTCGATCCGGGTCATGTGTCCGAACAAAGAATCGACGTAGTTCCAAACGTTTGTATCCATCACGCCCTCCGAGACCGCCCAACACGCCGGAGGTCTGTTACGCCCGGCCCATCCTGGTAGAACCGCTGGTCGACAATATCGGTCGGAGTGCCGAACTCCTGCAACTCCAAACCGAATCGACGAACGTGATCGGCCGGCGAAAGGTCTGCCGCCTCATCTGCCGTCTGTTTTGACCAGTAGGCTTCCACGATCGACCAGCAGTAAGCCGACAATTCGGGTGAATCATCAATATCGACGAACTCCAGACGGGGGCAGTCATTGAGATTCATGGAACTCCGAACGACGAGATTCCAGCTGTCGTTGCGGATCAGTACGAGCTTTGCATGGCATTTCGTAACCCGGACCGCGTCGACTCCAAATCGGGAACGCATAATCTCCCAGACTCCTGCTTCCCTCGCGGAAAAACTGTAATCGAGCACAAATCGCATGGAACGGACGTGATGCCGCTCGAAGAGAGTGCCGAGCAAGTGGGCTTCGACAAGTCCGATCGTCCAGGTAAAGAATGCGACGTCTGCTGAACCGGTTGTGCAGAGTAGATGATCGACGACGTCCACGAGGGCAAACCGCCCCATCGTAAAGGCGAAGACTGACATTCCCTGGGCAACTGGACCGACGACACCAGCTGCGATCTCACAGGACATTACCCTTCGGATTTCCCGGCTTTCTACGCGCCGCTGAATCCCGCCTCGAGGTACCGTCGCCATTTCGTGCGACTCAGGGGATTCGGCGGTAATTGCGGGTTCTGAGGAGTCTCGGTCCATGCTGAGACCGTACCCGAAGTTGCCTATTTTTCCGAGTCAGGCCGCACGACCCGCCAGATTGGCACGACCGGTTGGAAAGAAAGTGTGTCCTGGAAGTCGTCCGCTTCCGCTGGGGTCGGGAAACCCCTCCCCCCCCTCAGGAAGGACCCGAAAGCCCCCCCCGTCGAGACCGAAACCGAAAACAGCCCCTGCCGAAAGCACACGCTCCAGGCCCGACTGCTAATCACGGCCCGCGCCGTGAAGGAACGGATCGAATCACCTTCCCATGCCCGTCCGGGCAGATCAGACCGCTATCAAATTGCATGAGGCCTTTGCCGCATTCGAGACACTTTGGCCAAGGCAGATCAGGGAGCCTGCCGCAAAAGGCTTCTGGTCCGATCAAGCGAAAGAGGTCGAGTGGGCCGCTGAACTCGACGCCGTCGGCAGCCGCGAGCCTGACGACATCCGCCAGGAATGCGAGCCGCTCTGCCTGATTCATGCGCTGCCATCGGCGGCGAAGCGTCGATCGTCTTCGGTTGTAGACTTCGCGTTGACGTTTGTTCGCCCCGAGAAATCGCGAATCATGGAGGCTCGACGGCGTTGGGTAGTTCATCCACAGCACCTCCATCGATGGACCGCCGCGGGTCTGAGCTTGGAATCGGACTTCCGACCAGCCCTTGAGCTGGTCTGTGTAGAGTTGATTCGGACGACTCGAAATCGCGACCCGGCACGGGAGGGAGCTTGTGCCGCAGAACAGCGCCGTGACCGAGGAATCCTTCGACGTAAATGAGATGTGGGGGAATATGATTGACGATCGTGCGCCAAACACCCCCTTTCCCACCGAAGTAGCTCGACACCGTCCGGAAGTTCTGTGGGGGAGTTTTCAAAACGACTCCCGCCAGCCGTAGTCGTTGTCGATCCACTCGACCGCTTTGGTCCCGGTAATCGCCTGCATGATGTCCCACGGATCGCTTTTGAATCCCGCGAACCCGAGATCTATCTTGATCATCCAGGTCACGCTGCCGTCTGGGTAACAATGTGGCAGGCACACACCATAGCAGCGGTTGCCGAGCGGCCCGCGAAACGCAAATCTCTGTGGCACAGGCTCGCCATCCAATGGCTGCTGGAATGCCGGGAAAGTGCTGCTCATGATGACTCCGTAAGCTGTTGTTCCTTCGCGAGCTGAGAGAGTAAAAGGCCGCGCAGTGCTTTACTCTGGCGAGTCCGACCGTGCCGAATCGCGTAGGCGACAAACGGACCGGCCCGTTCAGCGAGAGCTGCGAGTGTGCCGACGTCGAGCCGGTCCAAGACCGGACCGACTTCCCGCTCCAGGTGGTCGAGGTTGAGTTGACAAGGCTGCGGCGTCGAGCCAGTTGACCGCGAGAGATCTGCGACTCGCGGCATGTCGAGCCCGTCGAGCTTGCGGATTGCCTGACGAGCCCAGTCCCGATCAGGATCGGTGACCTGCTTAAGGACCGCAGCTTCACCGTCGTCGAGCTTCCGATGGAGCATGCCCACGGGACTGCGGATTTGCTCCGGACGCCGGACCAGCGAATGAGCCAGGCCGAAGAACGCTTCCCGCCAGTAGTCCGTATCCGGGAGCTTCCGGAGCTGGACAGCACGCAGCCAGAGTGCTTGGAGGCGTTCTGGGTCGCGGAGGTCGGCAGATGTGGTTCCGCGTGCGAGTGTCCAGCCGACTCGCCCCGCGCTCGCCCCCGTTCCTGCATCCTTCTGAATCTCCATGCATGGAGTTTCATTCATTCCATTCATTACTCCATGGTAGGTGGACCCTAGGGTCCGAGTGACGTCCCCAAGGTCCGAGTGACTGTCCCCAAGGTCCGAGTGACTGTCCCCAAGGTCCGAGTGACTTTGACGACAGTCGGACCCTGGGGACAACGAAACCGAGACAGTCGGACCCTGGGGACTGGAAGTGAGTAAGGCTACTTCCGGGTGACCGGCGTATTTCGTGCGGGCTCGGATTGCCCTCCAGTCGATTCGGTAGTGGTTCGCGTGCCGCCCGGGAGCAGACTCGATCAGGCCGAGAGACTCCAACGCCGCAAGCGCCCGCCGGACTGTCTTCTCACTGCACTTGATCTCGTCTGCGATGCGTGCGGCAGAGGCGATGCACCAGACATCGCCTTGCCCCCGGTCGTTCAGCTGGCGCAGTACAGCCACCAGAACCATATTCTTGACTGTGTGCCCTCTCTTGCCTTCGTCGACGAGTACGGATCGAGGAAGGAGCAGAGCATTAATCAGACGCGTGCGATCATCAGCCGGTAGCCAGAATGACTCCTGCCGTTTCTGTCGTTCTTCCATGATCCCATTCCTTTGGTATTGATCGGCCGTGAATGGGATCAGGAAGCCGCGACGATACGCGGGGACTGGTCGCGTTCGATCAGCTCCGTCCGCACGATGTTGACATCGCGTGGCGCTTCGATCGCGACTCGCACGGAATTTCCCGACATGCGCACGATCGTGATCGTGATCTGGTCGCCGATTTGGAGGGACTCACCTTGTTTGCGTGATAGCACGAGCATTCAGACACCTTGAGCGTGGAAGAAATGAGAATCGAGAAACTGCACGATCCGATATTCAGATCGTTCAGACGGTGGCCAGTACGGAAGGCCGCACCATTCGAAAAATTGCCGTTCATCGGGAAATGGAATCGGCGTTCCGTGCTGATTTCGAATTGCTCCCCCTTCCATGCGGTAACCCGCTGGAAGTCCGCGGGAGACGAGAACTCTGGAGAACCCGGCTGGGCCCGTACGGATCGCGAGCTGCGGGCCCCAGGAGTCAGGCTGGACAATGAACAGGTCGATTGTGATCTGATCGGCCGTATCAACTCGGTAGACGAGCTGCCGAAACTTCTCACCCCACTTGGGTCCCTTCGAGAGGTTCGGGGAATCCAGCAGCCGTTCAGAGACTTCCAGTGCTGCCCGATAAACGACAGGAAACAACGCGCCGGGAGGGATTCGCGGCCGTTCTTTCGAGATGCAGACGATTTCGATGTCTCCGACTTCGGGACATTCGCGCCGGAGGCTTCCGGCGATCTGAATTCGTTCGCAAGCTGCGGAGAGCGCGAGGGTGATTGCTTCGGCGATCCGTTCGGCTTTCTGTCTTTCCATGACACGAGCTCCGTTTAGCGGGTTGGCACAGCGAGCCTCTCCGATCACTCCTCTTCACATTCGCAATCAGCACACAGACCGCTGCTGTTCGAAGGGGACAGCTGAATACTGCAGCCCCTGCAGTATCTCTCATCAATTAGGTCATCTCTGGACTGTAGCACCGTCAAAGTGCGGGAGCTGCGGAGTTTCTCCTGCCACTCTGCAGGTAGATCCCAGGTGTTGACGGGAGCCTTCTGCACAGCAGCAGCCACCCCCCGGGCCACGTCCTCCGTCACAGGAGTTAGTGAGAAGACTGCGCTGCCACCAAACAGTTTTGTGAAGGCTGGTTCACCCGCTACCGCTGGCACATCGATTCTCAGGAACGCCGAACCGGCGATCGGCTGCTCGGTACAAAATCCCGCATACTTCTGATGCCCCATGATCTCCACGATGGCCCATGTCTCAAATTTCACACTGGTCATTCGATTTCCCCGACTTGCATTTCCAGAGCCCGTCGACAGGCGATATGGACCGAAACGACCTGCAGGCATTCCCCAGGCCGACACGAACAAAGCTTGCGAGGCTGCAGGCGTTCCTTACGTTCAAGGTCCTGCAAGGCCTCGACTGCATACAGGCTGCTACGAATTGCCAGACATTCGACCCCGATGTCACACAAAGCACTCACGAGGGAATGCCAGGCGTCGAGATTGGATTCGATCCACAGATCCCCGCTTTGCGAGACTCCGGATCTGTGGTCGAAGTTTCCGGCGACGACGGAAGCGATGACCGGGACCGCTCGCGTCAAAATCGGACAAGTACGTCCCGACAGAGCATCCAAGAGCTTGGACCATTGATCACGAGACTGGGTGACCCGGACCTTGCTAGCTGAATTGGACTTCGTTTTATTCAGCATACGTCGACGCTCCCGATCCAGAATCCCCCGTTTCCGTAGTGATCGAACAGTTCGCTCGCAGATCCCCGAAACTCGTCAGCGTCGAAGAGGAGATACTCTCCGCTTGGCAGCTCCTGGGCTTCCCCAGACTCACACAATGTTTCTGCAAAGGCGTCGCAGGCAGCCTGCTCCGATGGAAACAGCCGCAATCGCAACCGGCGCGAACTTGGATCCTCTGAGAGCTGAGCAACCCGAAGAGAATCCGCGAGGACTTTTCGGCGGATCGCAAAGGCATCTGATTCGAGCAAGTGCCCGGCCAGGCCGAATGCCCATTCAGCGACCGCCACGGCATCGATGATCGCATCGCACAGCAACGGAACTGAGACTGTGTCGGACGCGACTAATGCGACCGGGAAGCGTCGCATGACCGCTTCCGCCGCCGCTTCCCAGGCATTACGAGTTGCATCGTTCAGTTTCTCCCAGTCCGGTAACGTTTGACCGGATGCGAGAGATCTTCCCCCGGCCGCGTCGAAGTAACTGTCGTAGGCTGTCTGGCCGATTGTTCGTGCAAGCATTTCCGCCCCCTATGGTTCAGTGAGAGTTCTGCGCTGTCGCCCGCTGCAGGCTGCGTGTGGCGTAACGGTGCAGCTCGCCGATCATGCAGCTGACTTGTTCTGGCGTGGCATTCGTTCGATGAGATGCCTGCAGGCAGGCGGCAAACGCTGCCAGAATTCCGGCTTCGACTGCGAGCCGGGCCACCACGTCGACGGACTCATTCAGCTGCGAATTGGCCAGGCCGATGATCTGCGTCGACAGAAGCGTCGTGATGCCGTCGAATCGCTCCCGGTCAGACTGCACGGCACATACCGTGAGATCCCGCAGCCCGGCCCCGATAAATTTGCAGAACGGGCGCCGCGACTTTCCCCGGAGTTTTCCCGGGCTCTCCACAACTGTGGCTGCCGAGGCGACGATCGCCGGAGTTCTCTGATCACCTTCCGTGACGACCACCGGGGTACCGATGGGGAACCGCGAGTTGAACGACTCGACGAGCAGATCCAGTTTGCGTTTGTCCTTGAGCGATTGACCGCCGGTCTTCACGAGTACACCCCCAGTCTGAGTGCGAGGATTCCGAGAGTGCATGCTGCCAGCACAAACGAGATCAGCAGAATCAGCCAGGGGAGCGTCACGCGGTTTCGGGGAGCAGTGGCGTTGTAGTGCACTCCGCACAGTCGATACTCGAATCCCGAACCGAGGTCGCGACGGACCATGATGAACACCGAGCTGCCAGCGCGAGTCCCATGCCCGCATTCAGCGCCCGTCAGTGCTGCGAGTTCCGCTGTCTCAAACCATCCGGCATATTCTGGGCCATCAAATCGCTGGTAGGCCCAGAGCGGTCGGGATCCACCGTCGCCGGGATCGTCGACCGGCGGGAGTGCTATCGACGGAAACAGGCTGGGACCGGAACAGCTTCGATCAGTTCGCGAATCTTGTCCGTCGGCTGGTCGTACGCCATCTGCAGCGAACCGATGGAATGACCGGCCATCCAGTGACCCATCCCCGGATGTACGGCATTGAATCTGCTGACGATCCGTTCGCGAAAATGCTTGAACGTGACTCGCTCCAAACCCTCCGAAATGTCCCTCCGCCAGGTCGTGTAATACCCCTCCCGCCAACGTTGCTTCGCCAGGCGGAACGAACCGGGAGTGTCGAACCCCGCAAACACGCGGGACGGTCCCCCGGAGACAGGTCGGATCGAGCGGAGCCACTCCGCGACCCAGTCCGGCATCGGCAACCCCTGCAGCTTCTGCGTTTTCTGAGCGGTAAACCTCAGCAGCTTCTGAGACCACAGGACATGATCCCAGCGCAGGTTCCGGAAGAAATCTCGCGTTCTCGCACCGTACATCCAGAACAGCACCAGTGCCACTCGCCAGAGGTCCGGGGCCCGCGGCGTGCGAGGGTAGGTCGCATTCGCAGACTGAGCGAAAAGCTGGGACAGCTCCGCTTCGCTGATCAGTTCGCGTTGTTTCTTCGCGGGCTCCCGGACCAGCTTCCCACGGATGATCTTCCCCCGCCGTCGTTCCCGGATGACCGGCACCGCCTCGACCAGGCCATCGAGCTTCGCGGCTTCGAAGATCGCTTTCACTTCCCGCCACACTTTGTTCACGGTCGCCGGCGCTAATCCGGCATGCGCCATGCCATCGCGCAAGGCGATGACGGCGTGACAGAGTTCGTCGCCGGTCGATCCCTGCAGATCCGGATTGCTGGTGAACCGCTCCCAGGTGTTCAGAGCGTTCCGGTCGCTCTCCAAAGATCGCTTCGACAAGTCGTACAGCTCCGGCAGCAACACCCCCTCGTAATAGCTCCGGAGCGTCATCACCGCTGCCGGTTGTGGCGTGTACAGCCGCAGTCTCGATCGGTCGACCGCTTGAATCATCGTGGTTGCCCCCAGCGCTGGGCAGGATTCCCTGCTGCTCCTTCGGGGACGCTCCGTCGCGCAGGGAGTCCTGCATGATGTGTCATCCTTGGTTCGCTCCATCAGCGAGCCATCCGACGACCGGAACCGGCGTAGGTCAGTGCCTGTAAGAAAAGACCCGACCAGCGCCGGAACGGGAACGGCGCTGATCGGGTTCGGTTATCGCGGTCGCCAGGACGCGCGGAAACTCTCGCAGGGGCTGATCATTTTACCGGCCTCCCCCTAGCACTGGGGCTTGGTCGTCGAATAACTCACAGGTTACCGCGACCAACGGAATCAGGCTGCGAGCTTGCAGGCTTGAAAGAGTTGGTTTCCTGATAACGTCTCAGGATGCGGTGTTAGTTTTGGCACGGGTCAAACTAGCAGACCGCCGCCCGCTGTCAACTGCGAGTGCGAAAAATTGTCAGCTCCTCTGGGGAGTCAGTCCGACCCGCTGCAGGGGTCGCGCGAGTCGTTCGGATTGACAGGCTCCGCTCATTCCGGGGAATCTGTGCTCTCGTCGAACAGGGGCACGAGATTTCCGGATCCGCGCAGACTGCTCCCCTGATTCGGCCAAGTCCGCACTAGATTTGGAAACGTCTGGCCTCAACCGACGTCGGCAGCGCGCGGGCCGATCCGTCGGTCGGCGAAAGGCTCAATGACATGTTTTTCGAAGCCCTGCTGAAACATTCTCCGAAGGACTGGGTGTGGTGCCCCCCCGCACCGACTCCCCCAGAATTCGAACGACTCCCAACAGCTGAGTCTGAACTTGTGCATGCTTACGGAGAAAACTTCTGGGAACGGACCGTTGAAGTGACCAGCGGAATTGACAACAAGGCGGGAATCGCCTTCGGCCTGGCAGCGACGTTTCTGGGACTCCTGATCAGCGAAAACGTGGCCGCCCCTGAATGGATGCTGGCTGTTGTCGGAGCATTACTGCTCGTGGCCTCAATCACGTCACTCGTTTCCTTTTTTCCGAAACAAGGGGGACGTCAACCGAGCGTGCAAGACGTGAATCAATGCTTGCTGGACGGTCGGAAAGTCTTCACAGAATACAAGGAAAGCTGGCAAGCGGCGGAATGGTCAGTTAAAGGTTCTCTGCATGCGAACCTGGCAAAGTATTACCACAAGCTGACGTTCATTCAGTGGCACATCATCCACTGGAAAGCCCGGCAACTTTATCGAGCCGGGTTCTTAATTGTCCTGGCCCTAATCATAGGTTCCATCGGCATCGCCTGGAGTCGTTACCAGCGAGGTCTGGAAGCAGCTCTTCCGACGACTTGTGTTCAATCGAGCTTCATCGTCCCCCCGAATCCATCTGCCGAGAATTTGAAGGGAATGCTGCCCTCTGGGGCCGGTGGAAGCGCCGGAGGCTGGGCTGGCTTAGGTTGCTCGGGAGGCGACCCGACGGGTGGCTTTTCCGGTTGCTCTGGCTGCTGAGGCTTTTCGGAGTCATCAGGCTGCTTGGGGTACATTTCATTGTCCTTTCGCGGGCTTCCACTGTTTCGGTAAAGTTCTGCTTACGAATCCTTTTTCCAGGCGCAACTTCGGCAGCTGGGGAAAAGCCGGAGAACCAAGCAATGCTGATTCTGGATGCTCTTTTCAAACACCCGGGGCGTGAGTGGTTCGAATGCCCAAGGCCACCTGAAAGAGCGCCAATGGAAGCCAACGGGCTCCCGGAAAACATGATCGTTGCCGACTACGCAACGGATTACTGGGAGCGTTTGCGGAGCAACACCCACGCCCTCGACACAAAGGCGGCTGCCCTGTTTACCCTCGCAGCATCGTTTCTGGGTGTGCTGGTGAGCGGTCATATCGAGGTCCATATTGCTTGTGCCCTCCTGGCCGGAATGGCCCTGCTCCTGTCGACCATGGTTTCCCTGGTGGCGTTCCTGCCCCGCGACATCGGCACTGAAGCCGACATCCAGCAGATCAACACCTGCCTGTCCCAGGCACATGATGCCAAATACGAAAATGAATGGGACAAGAATCCAGCGGGCTGGACGATCGGTGGTTATCTGCAGAACGACATCAGTCAATACCTCCACGAGGCCGCTCACGACCAGAAGTTCATTAACCGCTGGAAAGCAAGGGAAGTGGCCCGGGCAGGTTTTCTGCTGATTGTGGCACTGCTGATCGGGATGATTGGTATGGTGATCCCCCGATTCAGCGAACGACAGGAAACTACCTCTCCTTCTGGCCCCGTTTCTGAGACTCCTGAATCCTCTCAGTCGTCTTCGGCCGTTCTTTCGGAGGCTTCGGCGGTTTCGGCTTCTCAGCCATCAGACGGCCTCTCATTGCCTGGAGGCTTGCCTTGTCGTTCCACCTGTGGGCTTTTCGCCTGATTGGTCGTTGTCGTTGAAGGTCGTTCTTTAGGGCCTTGAGGGGGCTTAGGTTTCTCTGCCATGAATTCACCTCACATTCTGGTTGATGACGTTGCCCTTCAGAGGGCTTTCCGGGATCTGATAACTCGCGGCCTTAGTTCATCCGAGTGGCTCGACATCGATAACGGCGTCGAGTTCATGCCTCCTGCCGAACCACGCGGCACGCGAGACTGAGCATTCAATGCCCGATACTTCGACAACTTGACCCACCGCGGGAAGCGCAGGAAGCCGAAGTTCAATCGACTCGAAGTCTCCAGATTTGCTTTTCCAGCGACATCGGACCCTGAGAAGACTGGAGAACCGGCCCTCCAGGCCGCTGAGCCTCCTGAAGACTTCGTAGAACTCGACGAAGCGAACCAGTGATGCCTTGTCGAGATTGCGGAAAGAGGGATCTCGCTCAAACCATTCGAAGAGGGAATCGCCTTTGTGACCGTAACTGTCCAACGCTCTCTCTAGCATTGAGTCGGGTATATCGACAGCGAATGGAGCGAGGAATCCCAGCCGATAATTCAATTCACGACGATCGACTTCATAACGATCGTAATGTCGATCCCGCATTCGCTCTTGTTCGCGGAGAATGGTGAGTTTGCTCCTGTTGTAAAGATCCCATCGATCAATGCATTCAGAGCAGAACTGCTTGGTGATTGTTGACTCCGCCCACCGGGGATTCAAAAGCCCTTTCGGGAGCAGCTCGGCCTTAATGGTGTACCTTTTGCCGGGGTCTCTATTGCAAACGATGCACTCGGGACGTCCGGAGTCGTGCTCGTTGGCCATCAAAGAGTAAATCTCGGTCAGGTCGGCATCGGAATACATGGCGGACTCCATTCATGAATGCCTTCCATGGCAGGTCGTAACGCTCTGCTCCAGCTAGAGCACCTTGAAAGTTCCGGAACCCCCTCACGTTCGCCTGGCCTAGGCCTAACACAGCCTCCCGGCCCTTGCGGGTACCGGCAACCGAGCATGAAGGGGTTCTGAAACTCTCAGAAAATGACGCGTGCGCTACGGATATTGGGTCCGTAGCATCAATAGAAATTCCCGCTGGAGCGACCCCAGACTCACGCCCGACGTCGCGACTTCCCGCGACGCAGTCTGAAGCAGCCCACAGGAGGGGATCATGCCGCGTACGCCGTTCACATTTCAGATTGGAGACACAGTCCGGAGCATCAAGACACAGAGTTCCGGACTGGTCGTCGCACGCGCCGAAGGGAACCACGGGAACCGCTATCTGATCAGGTTCACTAGCGACAAGTGGTGCGATGAACTCGACCTGACTCTCGTTGCCCAGGCGACGCCGAGCAAGCCCCCCGAGGACGACTTCGGCGAAGGTTTGGGAATCCCCGAACCGGCTGCCAACGACGCTGAATCGATCGACCCTGCAGCAGCGGTGACCGACCAGGCTGAACCGGCTGCCGAGCCCACGATGGCCGAGCCAGTGGACCCGGAGCCTGTCGAAACATTGGAGCCCGTTCCAACAACTTCCGAACCGGTGGGTGAACCGGCTGCCAACGACACTGAATCGATCGACTCTGCAGAAGCGGTGACCGACCAGGCTGAACCGGCTGCCGAGCCCACGATGGCCGAGCCAGTGGACCCGGAGCCTGTCGAAACATTGGAGCCCGTTCCAACAACTTCCGAACCGGTGGGTGAACCGGCTGCC